GTTAAATTTGAGGTTGAGAGAGTAGCCATTTAATAACTCCTTACTTGTTTTGCTGATTAGAATATAGTGAATTAGCTATAGCATTAAAATCTTTAGGACCATTATTTCCAGAATAATTAGCACCTTCAGAATTACCTACATAACTATCTTCACTGATTGCCTTACCTGCTCTGTACATAAACCTGATTATCTCAGGGTGATTTCCAAAGCCTGTTTCAACTAGCAGCGACTTCAAGGCTTGATTACCAAACGCATCTAAAGCAGATTTTGCAACTTCTAGGTTGTCATTAAGATTTTCACCGCCAAATTCTTTATCAGCTTGTGAATCACTTACCCAACCAGCTTTTACTTCTTCCAAAACTTTAGCTTGTTTGGCTTGTATGACAGGCGCAACCTTGTCTAATACCTTTTGTGCAGCTTCTTGTGGCAAGTTAAGTTCTTTAGCGACTTCACCGAAAGCAGTTAAAACTTCGGGGTCGAGTTCTTCTGGTGCGTCAGCCACCTTTGCGTTGAATTCGTATTTATCAGGCGCACCTTCTGGTGTTTCTGATTCGCTAGTTTCACTTTCAACAGTGGTTTCATCCGAAACTTGTTGATCTTGCACATTTTCAGCCT